TTATTTTGAATTTTGTTTTTTTGAGTTTAGAATACAATTTAGAAAATATTTCTTTTATGTAATATGGATGACTTTAATGTTTCAAGTTTGCACGAATCAAAGAACGAATGGGGTTCACGTTTATTAACTATATTAACTCCGCACGTTGTGGATGGGTTAAAATCTATTTTTGACGAAGCATTGAAGTTATGTAAAGACAACAATGAGATGGACAAATATTTGATGACTTTTCAAAATTTCATTACTAGAATTCCCAAATGGAACCCAACAATCATTGAAACGGAGAGAAAAAGAATTGTTGAAAAAACTGGATGTAACTATTTAGAAGATTTAGTAACTTGTGTTCACATCATTCAATTGAAACTATTAACCGCAATTAGAGTTGGGCAAAAACAAAGAAAGTTAGATGTGAGTATTCCAAAACTAGATGATTTTATCCATAAAATATACGTGAATGTTGCAAGAAAAGTTTATAAAAATGTCTACTTATTTGAAACCAACATTCCTCCATTACAAGTGCAAAAACATTTTCGGGAATTAGAAATCATTGTTCAAGAGTGTATTTTAAACACAGTGAGAGACAGTATTCCAGTAGAAAGTATTTTACAAGCATATATGGATCAAACTGTTGAGGAAGATGTGGTTGAAGAAATAAAAGAACAAATCATAGAACAACCTACCAAAAAAGAAGAAGAAACACAAATTATTAAAGAAGGTGGAAGTACTGAAGAAAAAATTGAATCCACTCTACCAGTAAGCGAAGACTCTCAACCTAAAACATTGGAAACAACTTTTATTGAAACTGAAAAACCATCGTCAAGATTATCATTTAATGACACAGACTACACAGTGGATGAACATAACAATGAAGTTTCTATAGAAGCTCCAAAAGACTTTGACCGTTTAGAACAAATTAGTGTTGAGAGAAACGCACAGCGTAAATTAGAATCTGATGACGACGGTGATGGTAATTCGCGGTTAAAGATAATGGATGAAGATGTTCAGTTAGGTAATTTAGATGTTCACAACATAGAAGAACCCGAAATGAATTTAATTCCAGATTTATTACTTGATGATATAGAAGTTCTTGCTTAAAATATACTTAAATGAATAGTATATTATAATACATTATAACTATATTTATGTCCTATGGTAGAGGAACATACTTTCATATACCCCCTAACATATATTCGTGGAACGAAGGAAGCAAACTAGTAGTTGGGAATTTTTGTTCAATTTCCACAAATGTAAATATATATTTAGGTGGAAATCATAGAACTGACCGGGTAACTACATTTCCATTTGGACATATACATCAACACGTATTTAATAAATTTGATGGTGTCGGACACCCCACAACAAAAGGTGATGTAACTATTGGGAACGACGTATGGATTAGTGCAGATGTTACCATAATGTCTGGGGTTACTATTGGAGACGGAGCAGTTATTGCAAATGGTAGTCACGTTGTAAAAAACGTAGAACCATATAGTATCGTGGGAGGAAATCCAGCAAAGTTTATTAAATATAGATTTACATCAGAACAAATAGAACAGTTATTAAAAATTCAGTGGTGGAATTGGGAAGATGAAAAAATAAATGAATATACTCCATTGTTGTGTAACGAAAATATAGATGAGTTCATAAAAACTGCAACAACTTTATAAAATATTTTATTTATTATTTTGCGTAAAATAATAAATAACTTTGTTCTATTGTATTTTAAATCATTATTTAGAATGAGTAATATATTTGTGGTTGCCGCGATTATTTCTATTGTGTTTTTTATTGCCAAATTTATTGAAATGAGATTCATTGAAAAAGAAAACAAACCATTAAAGTATTTAATTAGAGATTCTCTTTTAGTTTATTTTAGTGTGATTTGTGGTAATTTCGTTATTGATCAGTTGAAACCAGTAATGGAAGAAGGAGGAGGAAAAGTAGTGACAGAAGTTTTTGTAGATAATCCTAGTTTTTAACGCCCCGACCAGACTTTTACATAAGGCGCCGGCGACTTTTTGTACTTATTCATATAATCCTTGTACTGGTTGTAAGAATAGCCCCATCCATATTCACCATTACTATAAGTAGCAATACAACCTAGTAGGGACTTTATTTTTTTTAATTCTACACATTCTAAACCAATGATAAGACCATATATCCTTTCAAGACAACACCGATCTGCACGACATTTAACTATTTTTAACATATTGAATAAATTATACTTTTGTTGTAAATAATCTAGAAAATTATAATTTATATAACTCTGAACACCAAAACAACCAGCCCAGTATGACTTATTTAATCCAAGAAGTTGATATTTATTGCCAAGTAAATTTAACTCTTTATTTACTTCATAACTATTTTTTAAATATTTACAAATTTCTAATGTCCTTTTAATATTTTCATCTTTACCATAAGAAAAATGCCATAGAGGAACTACCTTGAAATTTTTTAAAGCGTCAAAATTAATTCTTCTATGTATAAATACACTGTCGTGAATAATTATCGCATTTTCAAAAAAATGATGTTTGTGAAAATAATAGTATGGTAACAGTTCACCTCTTTGTGGAAACTCCGACTGTATATACTCTATATTTTTATAGTCAAAATCAGCTCTAACAAAATCCTTGTTACTGTTGTCATCAATCACCACTATTTTTCGTTGGGGATAAAATCTACGAATACATCTAACACATTGATTCCAATATTCATTTGTCAACTCGGAGTTCACATGTCTTAATACTATAAATCCATAACTCATTTATTATATTATAATACATATAAAATAATAATCATCAGTTTACATAAATTTTATTTTTCATAAAAATAAGGTATTTCATCTATATTCATTACATTTTCATTTTTTGAAACAGTTTGTACACTATACTTATCAAATTCTTTTCGTTCCAACTGTGCTTGTGGTGTATGATTATGAACATATCTGGCAATCATTTTGTACAACTTAAAGTCGGGGTATCTCTCTTGTCCATTATTTTTATATAGTATATTGATTCCGTTATCGTCTAAACACCATTCAATAATTAGTCTCACTAATGGAGTACATTCATCAAAATCTGAAATTTGGTCCATATCTTCAATTATATAATCAAAAATAGAACAAGCTAGTCTACATATATCAAAACTGTAATTGGGATCTAGTCTTGGTTTTTTGCTGTTGAAGTATGGCTCAATATTATACTGAGTTGCAGCATCTTCGCCATTCTTGAAAGAGTCACTACAAAATTGTTTATTACCATATTTATAAATTCCACGACCAAAATCTATTATTTTATAAATTTTTCCATAAGTTGGGACTTTATAATACGTACAATTATAACAATAATACAAATACTTTTTTTCTGTTGGATTATACATTATATTGTTGGTATGTAAATCATTATGCGTGAAAGAAAACGCTTTTTGATATGTTATTAAAGTCATTATTACTTGCATTAATGCTGAAAATATCTCGTCTTCATTCAGTTCATCATTACAAATTAAATCATCCAATGTGTTTTCACATTTTTCCATACAAATCACTTGAATTGGGAATTTTTCTAATGTAACGTCTACTCTTTCTTCTTCTTCATCTTCACTACTACTTTCAGATGAATCGTTTTCATCCGAGTAACTATCACTTTCCGAGTCATTATATGTTTTTTTTTGATTATTATCCTTTGAAGATGATGCTGATGAAACTACTTCAATTATTTCATCATTTGAAGTATGTGATGTTCTTGAAGAACAAGATGAACCACTTGATGCGTTAGATTTAATAGTACTTATTTTCGTTACTTCGGTATTTAAATCTTCGCATTCTAAAGGAGGCTGTAACTCTGATAACTCTATTGAAAATTCTTTCAAATTATCTAATGATAAATGATGTGTTTCGCTTTCTTCGGGTGTATCAATTTTATCAACATCATCAAAAATATCATCAAATAATTCATTTTGTATTGATTTTAATGATAAACTTAACGGATTTACATCTTGGTCAGCAATTCGTATTGGAGGTTTTTTACAATCTTCATCCTTTAATAAAAAACTATAATCTTCTACTTGAAAAAGAACATTTTTGTTTTTATTGAAATAGTCCGACTTACATACAAAATCCAAATCATCTACTATATTAAATACAAATTTTTGTTTAACTGCTAAGAAAGACCAATAAAAATCAATGCCGTGTTCAAATTTATACGACTTATTCAACTGTGAAGTAAAAAACGTAAATAAACTATCAACGTAAGCGGTATTATTTTGGTCTAATATTTTTTCATGGATTTCTTTACCAGTTGAATGAATTTTTGGCAACTTGTACAGCGATGTATTTTGTATATCGTATTTTCCTATTATCATTTTGAATGGGTCTAATAATGGAGCCATTTTGAAAAATATATTTTTTGTTTTTGTTTTTTCGGTTTTGTTATGTTTCAACTCACACTTATACAAGTTATAGTCAACTTGTTTTACTACTTTAGAAATGTACCATTCATGATTTAGATTTATTGAATTATAATTTGTGTCATTTAAAGCAAAAAATTTATTATAAATAGGAACATAGTTTTGAATATCAGAAATATTGGTCAAGTCTTCATCTTGAAAACTCTTAAATAGTTCACCATTTTTTCTCTTTTCATAACTCACATTCAAATGATTCATTGTCATATTAAATATAATTATACTCTATATCTATTTTTCTTTAATTTGAACTCAAATGAATTGATTTTTCTAAAATACAAGTTAAAATGCGTATTTTATTTTAAACATTTTTTCTTAATTATAATAAAATATGACTTTAGAACTAAAAAAATTTGATATGAAAACCATTAGTTTCAAGCCCAATGAATCTAAAGGTCCGGTGGTTGTTTTAATTGGAAGAAGAGATACCGGGAAAAGTTTTCTCGTTCGTGATTTATTATATTACCACCAAGATATTCCTATTGGTGTTGTTGTTGCTGGAACTGAAGAAGGTAACGGTTTCTACGGAAAACTAGTACCCAAACTTTTTATTCACAATGAGTACAATACTGCAATCATTGAAAATATTTTGAAACGACAAAAATCGGTTTTGAAACAAATCAAAAAAGAAATTGAAACTTTTAAAAGATCTACCATTGACCCGCGAGCTTTTGTTATTTTAGATGACTGTTTGTATGACGGAACTTGGACTCGTGATAAAATGATGCGGCTTTTATTTATGAACGGAAGACATTGGAAGATTATGTTGATCATTACAATGCAGTATCCATTAGGTATACCTCCAAGTCTCCGTACCAATATAGATTACGTTTTTATATTAAGAGAACCATATATTGCAAATCGTAAAAGAAT